CCGATCCTACTGCTGGTGGCGTTAAGCGTAAGTTTATTGACCGGGTGCGCGAGTACCGTGATTCTTGTTCCTCCGAGAACACCAGTACAAATTGCGGAACCGGTGGAAACCAGAGTGTTTGTTGTTCAGAAGGACGGAACAAAGATCAAGTCTCAAAACAAGGTGAGGCTTGAAGCGGGTTGGTGGGTAGCTGAAGTACCCGAATAAAATTATTTTTATATTATTACATCTCAACTCCTGTAGTAGAGAAATTTACTGCGGGGGTTTTCTTTTCAGGCATTTGGCAAGCCAAAAAGCGCCTTGATTTTGTGGCCCCTTGCGAGGGATAACTATTTAAATCGGTGTTGTTTTTGCCATTCATTTATTCATTAATTCAATTTTATAGGAGTTTTTATGTCTAGTTATAGTTTTACAAACCCCAGTAGACCTGGCAAAAGCAGCAGCATCACGCCCGTGGACAACGATGCGTTGTTTCTTAAAATGTTCTCAGGAGAGATTATTACTACTTTTGAGACTAACAATGTTATGATGCCTCTGCACCGTGTCCGCACGATTAGCAGCGGTAAGGAAGCCCAGTTCCCTGTTACCGGTACGGCAAACGCCACCTACCACACGCCGGGAGAAAGCATCCTGTCTGCTGCAAGCGGCGACACCCTTAATGCGGTAGGCAATATTGCGTTTAACAGTAGCAACAACATTGCATCTAAGTACGTTCAGCAGTTTGCACACAACGAGAAAACAATTAAAATCGACGATGTGCTTACTTCTAGCGTGTTTGTTGCAGACATTGACCAGATGAAGAACCACTACGACGTCCGTTCTATTTATAGCACGGAAATCGGTCGTGCTTTGTCTTCTGTTTTCGATAAGAATCTTATTCGAACAGTCGTTGCAGGCGCTCGCCGTACCACAGATCGTTTTGGTGGAACGTCCACGACTAGTCCTTTCTTGGGAGGCGCGTTCAGTACTAGCGGTGGGACGACCGCGGCCAGTATTGTAAGCGCTCTTTTCTCCGCAGCAAAGGCGATGGACGAAAAAAACGTCCCGGCTAACGATAGGTATGCTGTTCTTACTCCAGAGTTTTACTACAAGCTGGTGTCGGCAGGCAACGAAATTATTAATCGGGATTACAATCCTGAAGGCAACGGTAGCATGGCTTCCGGAGCTATTATGTCGGTTGCCGGAATTCGTCTCCTTAAGTGCAACAACGTTCCTACTACTAACGAAAGTGGCCAAACCAACGTACACTCTTCGGCTCAAATCAAAAACGATGTGTTTGGGGACAACGGTGTTGGATACGGTAGAGCTAACTTTAGCGGTACTCGCGGTGTTGTTTTCCAGAAGGAAGCCGTGGGAACAGTTAAGTTGATGGATCTTTCTGTTGAAACTGAGTATTTCATGGATCGTCTTGGCCACCTTATCTTGGCTAAGTACGCTATGGGCCACGATGTTCTTCGGGAAGAGTGCTGCTACGAGTTGACGACCTAAGTTCGTAGACCTTTATATTTTATGGGGGAAGGGGTGCGGTAAATCCCACATCCCTTCCCCTATTTTTTGGAAAACAATACAACATGGCTTTAGAACAAACTACAAAATTATCAGCGATTAACACTATGATGTCTACCATAGGAGAAGCTCCTGTTAATTCTCTTGACTCACAAAGGTCGGATGTCCTAACAGCCATCAGCATCCTAGAAGAAGTTACAAGAGAAATGTTAAGTTACGGGTGGCATTTTAATACTGTAGACAATGTTGTTATGACTCCTGAAGCGGAAAATGGATATATTATTGTTACTTCTGGTTTGGTAAGGATCGATACAGAAGAGCGAAATCCTTCTGTTGACCCAGTTATTAATGGGGGTCGCTTATTTAATAGGGCAACAAATTCATTTTCCTTTTCTGCCCCAATAAAGACAACCCAAGTTTACTTAATGGAGTTTTCGGACATTCCCGAAGTTGGAAAAAGGTATATTACTGTTCGGGCTTCCCGAATTTTTCAAGATCGTGTTGTAGGGTCTGTAAAGCAACACTCATTTACCATGAACGACGAAATGCAGGCGCTTGCTCGGCTTACTGAATATGAAGGCGAAACAGGAGACTACTCAATGTTGGATAGTCCCGATGTTTGGAGAACCTTGGTTAGACGATCTTACAGGATGTATTAAATTGCATAAAACAATCTCAATACCGAACCTTTTAGGTGGCATTTCAATGCAGCCGCCGAGCGTCCGGGATAACAACAAGGCAACAAACATTGAGAACGCCGTTCCGTCTGTGGTAGATGGTCTTATTAGAAGGCCTCCAACAGAATTTATTAGCGCTGTAAAAACAGGAAACAATCCTAACAGCAGTTTTTTCTCGTGTTTTAAAGACGAAATTCCGTTTTTCCACTTTATTGATAGAGATGCACAAGAAAAATATCTTTTGACTATTTTTAAGACCGGCGAATATTGTGTTACTGATTTAATCAACAACGAAACAAAAACCCTATATGGAGACATTTTTCCTGAAGTTGAAGATTCTTCCAGCAGGAAAGCAATAACTATCGGAGACGTTACTTTTGTTTCTTCTAGTGAACAAACGGTAGAAATGGCAGGCGATTTGTCCACGGGGGTGCCTGCAAATTACGACCAAGCCGGATTGGTTTTTATTAAGCAGGCCAATTTCAATAGAAAACATACAGTTAAAGTGACTGTTGATAGCACTACGTATGTCTGTTCTCATATCTCAAGATCCACCTCAATTAAAAACGCAGGATCCGGATATACTAATGGCACGACAACAGTAATTTTGACACATGTAAGCGGAACAAAACCAAAAGAAGGATCGGTTGAAGCTAGAGTAACTATTGTTGGAGGATCGGTAACAAAAGTTCAGGTTACAAAAGACGCCAACTCTTGGGAAAACGATTGGCTTAAAGAATCTGTGTTTTCCGTTCCCGGAGCAAGTACCACCGCTGCACAGATACAGTTTGATACCCGTTTGGACGGAGAAATGGGTACTACTTTTGTAGCCAAAGTTCTGTCAAACGGAGAAAACTCTGGTTATATTGGACATCCCGGAGGATTAGGTGCGGTACCGGGTATTACAGCTACGCAAGTAAACAGTACAATTTATCTTACCTCCACAACAAACGATTTTAGTGTGGTTGTAGAAGACGATTTTGGCGATGAGGGATCTCTTTATATTAAGGATGAGGTTCAAAGCTTTGAAGACCTTCCTGCTACTGCTCCCCACGACTATACAGTCAAAGTCTTTCTTTCTCCAGAATCGGATTTTGATGACTATTATGTTAGATTTGATGCCCAAGACGAAATTTTTTCAAACGGTTTGTGGGTTGAAACAGCTAAACCGGGCATACAAATAAAATTAAATCCAGAAACAATGCCTAAGATATTAATTAGGCAGGCAGATTTAACTTTCTATTTAAAAAACGCAGACGGAGAAACTCCCGGCCAAGACGTTCCTTCGGGTGCCGACTACAGCAAATACAAATGGGAAAATCGCTTGGTTGGGGACAATCTAAGCAACCCCCTGCCGACATTTGTCGATAGCTCTATTTCTAATATTAGTTATTATCAAAGCAGAGTTGTCTTTGTTTCGGGAGAAAACATTATTATGTCGGAAGTGTCTGAATTTTTTAATTTTTTCAGAACTTCTGTTTTGGATTATTTCGACAGCGACCCAATCGACGCCGCCTCGTCTTTGAGTAAAGTTGGAAAAATTTCTTTTGTTGTTCCGTTTAATAGGGATCTTATCGCGTTCAGTCCTACAAACCAAATGTTGTTTATTGGAAACGAGATTTTATCGCCTAAAACTGCAAACCTTTCTGCTATCGGCGATTACGAAAATTTATCTGATTTTTGCGCGCCTTCTGCATCAGCAAACTCCCTTTTCTTTGCCTATAAAAACGGAAACTTTTGTGGCCTAAGAGAGTTTATTCCCGCAGCAAATGTTGACGGAAGCTACTCTTCGGCAGATCTAACAGGAGAGGTTTCATCTTTAATTCCTGGAATTCCAAACAATATTTCCAGCACTACACTAGAAAATATTGTGGCTGTTGTTTCTTCGGGAAACCTTTATTTGTATAAATACTATAATTCTGGGCAAAACAGAATTTTATCTTCGTGGTTTAAATTTTTGTTTCCGGACTCAAGGCAGGCGTTTGCTAGAGTTTTACACGCCTTCTTTATTGATACGGATATGTATGTTGTTTTGGGTCGTTTCAGAAACACCAACAAAGAATACATTACAATCGAAAAAATTAAGATGGGAACGGGAGCAATGAACTTTGACGCGGCCCAAATGCCTTGGCATGTTCGATTAGATGCTAGAAGTTATGATATTAAAGGAGCATACAACAGCAATACAGATAGAACAACCTTTAAACTCCCGCTTCCACTAGATTACGCGCCGGGAAAATATTTGGGTTGTACAAATACCGGCGAAATTTTAAATGTTGTTGATGGGGCTGAAAGCTACGTCAATATTACCGGCAATCTGGAACCGGCTACTATTCAGGTTAACGGAAACTACTCAAACACCAGTCTTTTTATTGGTCTTAAATACACAACGACATACGAGTTTTCTCCCATTTATCTAAAAACTTCTTTTGGCAGCAGCAACAACATTTCTGTTTTGGGAGGCCGAACTCAAATTAAATATTTAAATTTAAAATTTGAGGGAACATCTTATTTTAATGCTAGAATTAGAATTCAAGACCTAAGTGTTCAAGGAACAGGATATTCTGAGTTTGTTCACCCCTACACAGGAGAAAACACCGGTATTTCCGTAATTGGACAAACGAATTTGTCTGGAGGGGTCTTTAGAATTCCTATTTATGCAAGAAACGAAAAAGTAAAAATAATTATTGAAAGCGATGCCCCCGCAGCATTTAAGTTGTTGAGCGCAGAAGCCGAAGTAGAATACAACCAACTAAACGAACCCAATCAGTAACGCTTAAAGACAATGGTTGATTTAAAGGATATTATAAAAAAGGAAGGGCCTTTAACTTGTCGCCGTGCCTTGCTTAGAGATTTGCCCAGAATTGCGGCAGAGATGCGAGAAGAAGACAAACAAGAAGTTTTAGCTTTTTCGGGTCTGTCTCCATTAGCGGGTTTAATTTGCGGTTTTAATTTTTCTGACGAGTCGTTTGTTGTTTACGAAACAGATACAGAAGATCCGTTATTTATTTTTGGATATACCGTAATAGAGCCTCCGGATTTAACGGCCTGTATATGGCTTTTGGGTACAGATAAGATTAAAAAACATAGTCGTCAGTTTTTACAAGGAAGCGGGCTTTACATAGATTATCTTCAAACAAAAGCAAAGCTTCTTTACAATTTTGTGGATCAGCGTAACTTGATTCACATTCGTTGGCTTAAATGGCTTGGTTTTAAATTTATAAAAATCGAGGAAAACTTTGGATACGAGCAACGTCCTTTTATTGAATTTGCTCGTTTAAGGAACTAAAAAAACAAATGTGCGCACCATTTCTTGCACCAATCGGCTTTGCCTTAGGAGCATCCACAGCCGCCCAAGCCGCAGCGCTGGGAACCGTAACCGCTCTGGGTGTTGTTGCGGCTGGAGCTACTGCTTTTGTGGCTTACGACGCCCAAGCAAACGCCGCCCAAGAACAAAACAGATATAGAGAAGAACTTCGTATTGCGCAAAATAAACAATACGAACAAACTATTGAGGGAGTGGAAAGAGATGTTGGGAATCAAATTGATGCGCTTACTACCCAAAAAATTCAGCAAAATGACGTCATCAGAAGAGAACTTTATGGAGTAACTAACGAAGCGCGAGCGGCTCAGGGAATGGCCCGGGCTCAATTAGCGTCTTTGGGGGTTGAGGGTAATAGCGCATTTATGTTGCACAACCAATTTGAAGCGCGTTTGGGCCTCTTTGATGCAACCGCAGAAAGAAATAGAAGCGCTGTTTACCGACAGATTGATATGGAAGCCAAATCTATTTATGCTAGAGGGCAGAGTATTATTAATAGTGGATATCCCTCTCCGCTTCCTCCGCCTGCTACTGTAGGCATTGGAACCAGCATTATGAATGGAATAACTACCGGTATTTCTATATTCGGTTCTCTTCAACCCTTTGCTTCTGGGTATGGACAGGTAGGCAACGCCGGAACGTCCACGGCGGGACCCATGTCCCAACGAGGCAGCGCGGCGTATTATAATGCTCAACTACAGCCTTGGAGATTCTAATGCCACTAAATAACAACCCAAATTTTATTGTTGCTGCCAAACCGACAAATACATACATAGATCCCGGACCAACGTCTTCGGCTGCGCTTGAGTTATACGATGAACAACAGGTTCGTTTAGCCCTAGAGTTTAGCGATGCTTTTTCCAATTTATCTGCCTCAGCCGCTCGACTTGCCGGAAATCTTAAGCAGGAGTGGAATAAAGAAGATTTTGAAGCAGGCAAAGATCTTGTAAGGAAAAATCAACAAACATATATTTCTTTGGTCCAAGAAGGAAAGATTAAGCCTTCAGAAAACCCTTGGTTAGCTTTAGGAGCCCAAGAAGCAAGCGGTGTAATAGAGGGGCAAAAAGCACGGGTAGAGTTTCAGGCGTTGTACGATAAACAAGCCTTAGAAAACCCCAACTTTTTTAAGGACAGAAACGCTTTTGATGCTTTGGCTTCTTCTTTTATGACAAACAAAGAAACCCTGTTTAAAGATTCTATGTATCTTAGGCGGGCGTTTCACGAATCTTTTGATCCAGTTATTCCCCAAATGGGTTTGGCACACGAAAAAGAAGTTACTGAACGACGAATTGGGTTGGTTGTGGGCGGTGTAGATTCTAAAGTATTAGAGCTTGTTCAAAATCTAGAACAACTGCCTTCAGATTCAGACGTTAGTCTTGACTCGTGGTGGGATACACCAGAATACATTAGAAAACCTGTACCACAGATGATTCAAGACCACCGGGAAAATTTAGAAGCCCGTAAGCAAGCTATTATCGGGGATTTTAAAGAATGGATTAATCAAAGCCCAGAAGCTGCTATAGGCCGAGGAATATTAAATTCAGCTATTGTTAATCGCATAATTGATATTAGGAAGCAGGGAGAATATTCCAAAGAAGCAAAATATTTAATGGAAACCCTAAATTTGGGTTCTGGTTTGTTGTTTGAAACACAAGAAGCGCGTGGAGCCGTTGCCGCTGCTTGGGCTGATATTAAAGCGGGAGACGAAATCTATACTAAAGCGAAGCAACAAGCGTTTGAAAAAGAGTTGGTTAGGTGGCAAAGAGAAGTATTAGATAGCAAAAACGCCGGTTCTACGCTTGCAGACGCAAAAGATACGCTTTACTTCTTTATAGATTCTTTGCCCATAAATCAACAAACCATGAATGTTCTTAGGAACTCGGTTGATTCAGCACTTGCAAACGTAGGAAAGCAAAAACAGCAGATGTTGGTGCAGCAAATTACCGACCAAGTTTCTGACCAGATGACTAGGGACATTATAAATACTCCCCGAACTCAAGATGAACGAGACAACACAAAAGTTCAATATACAATGGGTTTATTTGATACCCTGTCCATGGTACTTGGGGCTCATGGGCTGAACCCGAGCGGTGGGGAAGAGCTTTGGAAGTTTCAAGAGCAGGTGAAAACAAGATTAGAAATGGCATTTACAAACGCTGTAAATCGAGGATACATAGAGCGAGCAACTAACGCATTTACATCGTTGGGTGGATTCGAAATTCTTGGAATTTTAAACAACCCGCTTGATCCTAGCTGGGGAACTATAGGTCGTGTAAAGGTAGACACACAAGATTTACAACATCTTTCGGATGTAATAACAACAGCAGCCAATCGTTCATCTCCCGGCAACCAACAAGAAGAAAAACAAGCCAGAGAAAACCTTTGGTCCCCAATAACAACTGTTGTAAAAGATAGGCTTGGGGAATTGCGGCGGATGATTGAAGACAAAGGCTCGGGCCTTTCACAAGAAAATTGGGGAGTAGCGAGTATGCTTGCCGAGCAGCTATATTCTGTTTTGGTTCAGAGCGCTTTAAACACAAGTAATGGTACTCAGTTTGCCAATATGGTTGATGAAGTTAAAACTTATGCAAGAAACTACGACCCAGACAAGGGTCCTCCTAATCCCATGCTCTCTGCTGCCGTAAGGGTTCTTTCTCAACTTTCTTATGACGATATTGAGAAAACAAAAGCCAGTAACCAAAGCCACGACCACACCTTAACGGTTGTTGGAGGAATAAGAAAAGCTAGTGCTAACAAATGGACCGAAAAAGATATTATTATGGAGTTGCAAGGTCGATTATCAAGAGAAGGTCCAAACTTTTTCTCATCCAACAACAGATTTAGCGTACCGAATCGCAACGAGTTTTATAGTACGATGTATCAGTCGTTTAAAGATGCCGGCATTAATCTTTCGCAGATACGTAACTTAGAGGGTCTTTTTACGTACCATGCGTCCGAACCCAACATAGCCGATGTGTATAGCACCGATATAAAAACTT